CTGTCGCCTCATTTATAGCTGCTGCTAATGTTTTGTTTAAAGCCTCATTACGCTCATAAGCTGCTGTCGAGGCATTTTGTGAAATTTGTGTTAGCTTAATTGCAATTGATTGTTGATCATTAAAGTCTTCCAAAATAGAAACGAAAGGTGCGACTTGGAATTTACCAACTAAATCCTCTGCAATCTGAAGTTGTTTTGCTTCGGGTAAATCTTGAATTGAAGCAGCTAAGTTTTTTATCAACTGTGTCGCGTTTAATATTTCACCAGAAGCATCAGTTACCTGCACTCCTAAGTTCTGCATTGTTTCCAACTTATCCAGACTTTGTAGTCTAGTGAAAATTGTTTTAAATGAGTTACCAATAACAGCTCCCCCCCTTGAGGTCTTTTGTTGCACGGCACTGACAATACCCGCCAACTCATCAAAGCTAACACCAGCTTGTCCTGCAACAGCACCAGCTCGCTTAAAAGCCTCTGCCAGATCTCTCTCAGATACCGCAGCATTTTTTGCTGCCTCTGAGAACTTGTTAACTACCTGTGTGCTTGTTATACCTGATTTTTTAAATCCGTTAATAGCAGAAGTTAAACCTGCAACAGCTTCGGCAGCCCCTTGACCAGAAAGTCGGGCTAATATTAAAGCGTCATTTAATCTTCCTGTTACTTCTTCAGCTGATAAACCTTGCCTACTTAACTCTAATGCTGCTTCAGCTACAGTGGCAAAAGATTGCTCTGTGTTCCTAGCGACATCAAATATAGCCCCTTTGAATCTATTTAATTCTCCAGTTGTTTTGCCCAAGATGGCATTGATAGCTGCCATTGATTTTTCCACTTGGATGGTGGTTGTAACAAGATCTTTAAAACCTTGAGTGACTGCATTTAAAACTCCAACAGATGCACCGAAAGCTAACACCCTTGCGTTAGCGGCCTCCATTGATTTAGTGAACTGGTCTGCCTTACCAGTAATCCTACCTAGAGGTTGAGACAAACCCTCAATACTTTTTGCGTTAGTTCCTAAATTTAATTTAAGATTTCTCCCCGCTTTCTTTGCTGCGGCTTGAACGCTAGCTTCTAAACCTGTTACTTCTGCTGGTATTCTTAATGGCATGTCCCTAAACCTTTGTATTATTTACACAAAGATTTACACATCATGCCCAGCTAATCGCATCATTTGTTTCATATCTAATTTACCACCATGTTTTTCTAACTCTGAACTAAGAGTAACACCCCCTTTGGAACCACCAAGATCTGCCACATCTTCATCTGTAGCTCCGAAAACAGCAGATGCATCAGCATCATCTTTAATCATTGGTTTATTAGAGTCTTTACTTCTTTGACTTTCTGAGAATGCTAGTAGTTTTTTGGGATCTTCTCTGATATGATCAGGTATATCTTCGGTGTATTGGAAAATATTATAAAACATTCTACCAAATAATATCACTCTTAGCTGATAAACACTTAATTTAGTTATTGGTTTTTCATAAAAAGCGTAAGGATCTTCGCAAAGAGAAAGATACATTGTAAAAAAAGGTCTTAATACAGCTTCTTGTAATCTATCGTCAGAAAGCTTCGCTTGAATGTTAGCTTGAAGACTTGTTAACTTGTTGACTTCCCAAACTTCTAACTCTCCAAACTCCTCTTCTGTATATAAATGATTTTTTAGTGACTTATCTTTAAACAACAAGAACCTTAGAATTTCATCATTACTTCTTCGATTAGCGTAATCCTCTGCTGTTTTACCTATAACCTCTTGTTTTCTATTCTCTAAATCATTTAATTGTGATAACTTAGAGTCTATATTTTTTTGTAACCCTTCCCTTTGAGAGCGAAGAGGCAAAACTTTTTGGGTCTTTTTTAGATTATCTGTTTCAAATCTTAATGTTGATATTTGTGTGTCCTCTTCAGAGGACCACATACCATCTTCCATGACAGCTTTAAGCCTATCATCTTTTGACTCTAAACCTCTCTTTAAGGCTATATCTACATACTTATTGTAATACTTATGAAGATATCTTTGATCTTTTATACTAATATGTTTTATATAAATAT